TGTAGTAGAAAGAATCTTTAGACTAGGAGAAATAGAAATGGACTGGTTCTTTGATATGTGGGATGAAATATATGATATAAGAGGAGACTACAAAGACCAAGGGAATCTAAGTTTGCTGGATGAAGATGATGGGGACGAGTAAAGCACACACAAAAGACATAAACGACCCAGAGAGAAAGAAAGCCTACCTAGAAAACTACAAGAGAATCTTCGGACGTGTAAAACCTAAAATTAAAGAGGAAACAATAGCAGAGCAATAGTATTTAACCTATAACCCGAAACTTTTAAAATGGTCAAAACAAAAACATTAAGAATAAGAGACAGTGCTAATAATGCTCATTCTACTAAAATAGACAGGGAGTTTTTTAGGCTATACTGTGAAGACCATGGAGAATTAGAGAAGAGTATGGAAGACTTAATAAGGTTAAGGGATACAAGTGAAGACGACAGGATTAGGGTGGATATTAACAAATGGATAATCGAGCAGTTAATAGGGAGACCTTCTCAGAACACAGACATTACAAGCAGAGGAGAATCATTAGCGGCCGGTATCTTTATAGAGGGGCTTGATGATGATAAAGAGGTATAAGCCCCATAAGTTTCAGAGAGAGTTCCATAACAGCCCTGCTAGGTTCAGGACACTTATTGCAGGAAGACGTGGAGGGAAGACTTTAAGTGGGACTATTGAAGCCCTAAGATGGGCTGATAACAAAGCTCAGGAGTTAAACAAGCCAACAAGGGGAATGATAATAGCCCCTACATACCCTATGCTTAAGGACGTTAATATCCCTATGTTTATGGACTGGTGCCCTAGTCATGTATTACAAGCTTGGAACAAACAGGATCATAAAGTAGAGTTAGTCAATGGAAGCCAGATAACTTTCAGGAGTGGAGACAACCCAGACCGATTAAGAGGGGTAGGACTAGACTGGGTTTGGATGGACGAGGCTTCTTTTATGAATAGAGAAGTGTGGGAGGTTATATACCCAGCCCTAACAGACAGAGGAGGGTACGCATGGATTACAACTACTCCACAGGGTTACGATTGGGTGTATGAGAACTTCTATAAGCCTGCGGTTAAGGGGGATGAAGACTATGCTACTTGGAGATACGCTACCGAAGAAAACCCCTACATTGATAAACTACTCATAGAGAAAGCTAAGCAAGACCTTAGTGAAGCCATGTTCAGGCAAGAGTACCTAGCATCCTTTGAGAAGTTTGAGGGACTAATATACCCAGACTTTGAGGAAGAGGTTCATGTTAAAGACCCTGTTGGTAGGTTGCCTACAGATATATTCTTTATTGCCTTGGACGTAGGATGGAATCACCCGACTGCAATACTACTAGCCAAAGAAGACGTAAAGCACAATCTTTATATTATTGACGAGGTAAGAGAGCAACACCTAGATGTGAGTGGGATTAGCAGAGAGTTAAAGGCTTTGCTAGTTAGAAACAAGTTAGACACTCAGAATATAAGTTCCTACATAATTGACCCAGCAAGTAAGGGAACACAACAGACAAGTGGAATGAGTATTTACGACCAGTTAAGAGAAGAGGGTTGGCCATTTATTCCTGGTAACAACAATGTGATGGCTGGTATTAACAGGGTAACACGATTGTTTAGAGAAAAGACTTTGTTTGTGGCTAGCAGGTGTGAGAAGTTAAGAGACGAATTAAGAGACTACCATTGGAGGAAGTGGAAACAGGGTAGTGATTCAGACAGGGCTAGGCCTTTCAAGTTAGGGGACGATCTGGCTGATGGGTTACGCTATCTTGTCATGAGTAGGCCAGATTGGTTTGAGCATCCAAGACTAGACGATTATGGGAGGGTTACTGACGACACAGAGGATATTACCTACCAAGACCCAGACCAGGAAGATGTTATTGATATACTAGACGAGGGTGGAGACCTTATGGAAGATGGGGGAAGCATCTACTAGAGATAATTGGTGTGATATAATTAAGTATGGAAGTAATGTTAGCAACAATCGCAGTAATAGCTGTGTTGGGTTTAATAGCCCTAGGAATTGTTATTATAGTCCTTTCTAAAAAGGAAAGAGAGCATTTACACGAGTTAATCAAGAGCAAGGACTTAACAGAGTACGTTTCACTACAGGACGAGCCAGAAGAAGAAGAGGAGGAGATAGAGGTCGAGGTTGATATAACTGATATACCAGTATTAGAATCGAGGGATTAAGTTTAAGTGAATAGTTATGGCAATTAAAGATATCGCAAGGGGCTTAATCGGCAAGCAGGATAGAGAAAGCGATGAGCAGTATGATAACACGTACTGGATAGAGTACACAGACGCAAAGTTTCAAGAGAGTAAGAATTTCAGAAGTGCCAATATAGAAAGGCAATGGTTTATTAATGACGCATACTACAGAGGCTGGCATAATGTAAGGTATAACAAAGACACAGGGAAACTCAGTTGGGGTAGTAAAGACCCATTGGACTTCCAGATTAATCAAGTATATTCCATTTGTAGAGCGATCAGGGGTGCTGTAACAAGAACCCAGCCTACATGGGACGTGGATGCTTTGCCTTATGCACAGATTGACCCTGGGACGTCTCAGGTGTTAGGTCAGTATCTTGGGTTTGTTTACGACAAGTTAAGAATGAAACAGTTAGTTAAAAAGGCTGTTTTGTATGGACTATTGTATGGACAAGGACTCTTTCAGTATGGGTATGACGCTGATGCAGACGACGGAGAGGGACTTCCATGGGTACAGGTTATTGACCCTTTTGACACTTATATCGACCCTTATGCTGAGGACATGGACAGTGCAAGGTATGTTGTAAAGGTTATTTCCAGACCAAAAGAGATTGTTGAGAAGAACCCTAATTACGACAAGGACGCAGTAAAGGACTTAGGAACATCAACGAAGACTTCAGAGAGTATGTACAAGGAGTTGATTAACACGAATACAGGAGACACTTCATCTACTTCAACTAACATGCTACTTCACGAAACATGGTGTGTTACTGACGAGGGTATCAGGGTTATAACTACAAGTGAGGGGAAACTTTTAAGAAACGAATTGACAAACTTTAAGAAACTACCATTTGAGATATACTTCCCAGACATAAACACAAATGAAATCTACGGAGAAGGTTGGGTTAAGAATATAGTACCATTGAACAAGGCTTTGAACTACTTAGAGAAAGCGATCTTAGAGTACAACATCCTATTTAGTAAGGGTAAGTACATAACCGACTCGAATTCAGGGATTAAGATAATCAATAACAAGAACGGACAGATACTAAGGCACAAGCCTGGCCACACCATACAGCAAATGGACATGAAGCCAATGAGTTCAACACCATTCAAGCAAATAGACAACTTAAAGGACTACATGCAGAATATAGGTGCAGCCCACGAGGCGTTCATGGGTAAGGCTCCAGCAGGAGTTACTGCAGGGGTAGCCTTTGACACTCTAGTAGCCAACGCCTACACGAACATAGTAGACTTAATAGACAATCTTGCAGACACACTAAGTAGGTTAGGGGAGGACATACTGACACTAGGATACGATTACCAATTAATAACCAAGCCATTCAGGACTGAGACAGGAGACATTTACTCAGTAATCAGTGGACAAGTAGAAGACGTACCAGAAGGGTCTACAGTAATACCTAGAAACCCAGAAGTGAAGGTTAAGATAACTGGGGGTATTTCACACACCAAGGAAGGCAAGAGAGAGATTCTAACAATGCTTAGGGGTGGGGGTGATATAAGTAGACAGACTTTATTACAGAACTTTGATATTGACCCAGAAGAAGAGAAGCAGAGACTTATAGAGGAGAAAATGGAAATGGCCGAAATGGCTATGGCCCAAGAGCAGATGATGGCTCCACCACCAGTCGGGGGGTTACCACCAGAAATGGAGCAGCAGATTCCTCCAGAAGAAGAGTTGACTATGAACTTGTGATTTTTGGGCAGGGGGTCTTCCTCGAACCCCTTGCACAAGGCTCATAAGTAACCACTATGCTATAATGGTGTAGAGGTCACAAGCCTATCGGGGAAGTTCTTTTATATAATTTTATCCGCCCGTTCGACACTGAAGTCGCTAAAATGTGGGTTTTTTTATGGATAATGAAACAAACGACGTAAATGTAGCAGAGACAACTGCTAGCTCTTCGTCAGAGTTAGAACAAACGACACAGGAAGATACTTCTATATCTGCTGAAGAGCAGTCAAACACTCAAGTATCAGAAGGTGGGGAAGCCGGTAAGGAAGAAGTCCAGGAGGACAATAGAATCCCTTATGACAGGTTTCAAGAGAAGGTTCAGGAGCTCAACGAGATGAAAGAGCAAATGACCGAACTCAAGGCAAAGGCTGAAATTGCGGACAGACTCAGTCAGGCTGTTAATCCTCAGGTAACTACTCCTGAGCAACAGGCTAGACAGAGACAACTAGATGCAGCCAAAAAAGAGCTTGAGTCTATGGGTTATGTTGACGAAAAGAAAGTCGACAGCCTGGTAGAGCAGAAGCTAAACGAGTATAAATGGCAAGAGAGGTTCGTCAATCAAATGATGAGTCTTGAAAAGAAATATACTGGGAAAGATGGAGGGCCTAAATTTGACAAAGATGACGTTGCCAAGTTTATGGACGAGCAGAGGGAAAGAGGGAATCAGATAACTGATCCTGAAATGGCCTTTAAGCTCATGAATCTTGACCAAATAGCAGAAAGCAAAGCCAAAGCCCAGAAATCAAGTACTTACAGCGAGAAAGCTGGTAGTCCAGTACACACTGAGACAGACCAGAGGAAAGCTGATTTGGAAGCCGCTGCCAAAACTGGGAGAATCTCAGACTTCTTGAAGAAGTATGCGGTTCCTAGTGAATAATCGAGGCTTTAATTTTAAAACAATGGTTAAATGGCAAACTATACATCGTATGACAGTGCTACAAACCATGAAGACCTAACCGATGTCTTGGTAACAATGGGGCAGATGAAGAATCCTATGTATTCTAATCTACCTAAAGTCAAGGCAAAGAACACGCTTCATGAGTGGCCAATAGACTCCTATGCAGATGCAGCCGCCAATGCACAGACCGAAGGATTTACTTTTTCCTTCGCTTCATTGACAGCTCCTACTAGGGGACAAAACTACACACAAATATTTGCAAAAGACGGTAAAGTCTCTAAGACTCAGAGAGCTATCGACCCTGCGGGATACAAAGACGAGTATGCTTATCAGGTAGAGAAAGCCCTTAAAGAGCTTGGTAGAGATATCGAATATGCACTTATCAATGGTAGTGCGGCCGGTAGTGGTGCTACAGGAACTGCAAGAACATTAAAGGGAATCCTAGAGTGGATAACCAGCAATATTTCCACAGGAACTGGAACAGGAAGAGACATAACTGAGGCTGAGTTTAATACTCTCTTAGCTGATGTCTATGACGACGGAGGAGACCCAGATACTATTCTACTTGCCCCAAGGCAAAGGAATATGATGGGAGACTTCTTTGACAGCTCCAGACAGTTCGTTGATAGTGTCAAGACATTTACCTCTGCTATCGCAGTGTATGAATCCAACTTTGGAATGATGCAAGTGGTTACAGATATTCAGATGCCTAATGACGAAATAGTCGTCTTAGAGTCTAGTACCTGGAAGATCCCACAGCTCAGACCTGTTAAGAAGGAAGAGACTGCTAAGGTATCAGATGGTGATGGATTTGTAGTCGTTGGTGAACTTACATTGGCTTCATATGCAGAAGCACACAATGGTAAGATCACAGGACTCGCATCCTCATAGTCTTACACATGGTGAGGGGCTTCGGCCCCTTGCCTGTCTTAATTTGAACCGAGGACCATGGCAAAAGACAAGACCGAGAAAATATTAGAATCTATAGCCCCCAAGAATGATAAGGAGAGGGGCATTTTTAAAGAAGCTATTAAGAAGATTGTTTCCGATATAAGAGAGCGTGATAGGGGGGTTGTTGACAATAACATACCTCTATTTAAAGCGAATTATAAACAGAGCAAGAATGCTGATGGTTTCTCTAAGGACAGAGAAATGAGGCTAGTAGCCATGATACCTACAGAAATGGCTGTTATAGCGAAGAGGATGTATGGAGACGATGTTTTAACCAACAAGGCTAAGTTTAAAAAGGCCTTTGTTGAGAATGAAGAGGGGAGATACTGTCTAACAGTCGACCCAAAGAGCATATAATTTTAATCGGGGAAACTCATGAAAGAGGCAAAGAAAAGGTTGTTAAGGGTATTGTTTTTACCTGCAGACGACGGAGGTTGTGGTTGGCACAGAATGAGAATATTTAACAATGCTTTCAATAGATTAGGGATTGCAGACAGTTTACTGCTTGACCCTAAAGAAGAAGAGAAAGAGGCAAGAGTGGCCATAGAGTATGCTGACGTGATAGTTAGTAGGCTTAACACTATCAAGTACATGAAGCTAATCAAATCAAACTGGCCTAGTAAAGTAGTAGTGTTTGACCATGATGACAACACCCTCCAGACGAAGCCTAGCAACCCTGCATACAAGGATTTTGGTACAGAGGATGTTTGGATTAAGGTAAAAGACGTAAAGGAGACTTCTGCGTATAAGAATGCAACTATTGCTACAAGGCTTGAAATGGAAAAGAGAGGCAAGATACCCCTATGGGTTACTGGAATAACACAAGGGTTTAATAGGTATCTTAATCTTGACCAGCACATGTTTTTACTTTGGGGTTTACAAGCATGCAACCTAGCGACCAGTCCTGTTAAAGAATTGACAAACATGTGGGGACAGTACAGCCAATTCGTTGCCACTATTCCCAACTGCTTAGACTTTAGTTACTACCCAGACGTAGAGGTTAAGAGCGACAAAAAGGAGATTAGAATAGGGTGGAGTGGGGGAAGCTCTCATAGTATGGATTTAAGAAGTATAATCTCTTCCATTAAGAAGTTAGCCAAGAAGAATAAAATTAAGTTGGTTGTAAGTGGGAGTCATTTTTCTGAGATATTCAATCAATTAGGAGACTTAGTAGAGTATCATCCTTGGACGAAGTGGGAGGCCCACCCTTACAGAATGAAACTGCTTGACCTTGACTTTGCTATTATTCCATTAACTGAGGACGAGCATTTTAACAAGTACAAGAGCGAGCTTAAAATGATGGAGTTTGCTGCCTTGAAAGTCCCTATGATAATAAAAGACCAGTTACCATACTCAGCCTATATAGAAAGGGGAGAGAATTGCCTAGCATACAAGACAGAGCAAGAATTAGATAAATGCCTAGAGAAGATGGTCAAAATGAAGAAAAAGGATAAGGAGAAAATGATAGACAATGCTTACAACTGGGTTACTCAGGACAGAGACGTGGACAAGATCGCCAAGGACCTAGCAGGAGTGTATAAGAGTCTATTACCAGAGGAGACCCAAAAACTCGTGGTATAATTAAGTAGGAATCGAGGAAGATTTAATTAATAGGGAACTATAATGACTTTCCTCGAAATGCAACAGTCTGTTGGATACCTCATAAATCAGGACGTCAGTACGGACAATCTCACAGTAACGGAAACAGAAGTTAAACTTAACCTTAATAGAGGTTACCAGAAAGTTGTAAACAGAATATCCTCTTTAGCCCAAGATTATTATGTTAGACTCTCCAAGGCCAATTTAGCAGCCGACCAGAGCCTCTACGGGCTACCTAGCGACTACAGAAGGATGATTAGGGTAGAGATGGCCCCTGAAGACGCAGACGAGCGTTACAAGGTCTCTAGGGTCGATACAAACTCATTCGGAGACCCTGTTGATTATAGTGGGGATAATACTAACCCAACCTACAGTATAAGGGGGGACAATATAGAGCTTAAACCCACACCAGAGAATAGTATTACCGCAGGACTGTGGATGTATTATGTTGAGACAGTAGAAGATATGAGTGATGACACAGATGAGCCTAACCTACCTCCTGAGTTTAGTGATTTGCCTGTAGAGTATGCGACTGCAAAGGCAAAGGCAAGACTAGGGCTAATGGACGAAGCACAATTACATTTAGCAGAGTTTTACAGAGAATTAGAAGAAATGACTGGAGTATTAACTAACAGTAATAGTGATGACCCTGAGCAGGTGGTGGTAAGGGATTCTTATTTTGATTAGTTCTTTATATGACAAACTGGACAGAAGAAGCAGATGTTACAACTACTTACAGTGAAACGGATGATGTCAGCACATCTTATGCGAAGGATGGGGAAATGGCTATCAGGTACATTCCAGAGGGTCTTGGTTTAAAGATAGCGGCAGAAGACTTTAACTGGATATTAACAGAAGACAAGTTAGTTAGAATAGTACACAGCAGGACTGAGTATAGTGAAGTGGCAGATGTTGTTACAGTTTACACAGAAGTCGGGGACGCTTAATTTAGTAAAGATTTAATGGCAAGAGAAGAAAAAACAATAACAGAATTAGACTTACAGGCTACAGCTAGTGTAGATAGAAGTAACGATCTGATTTTAATGGTAGATACCTCAGATACTACTATGAGTTCTTATGGAACTTCTAAGAAAGTTAAAGCAGAAGCGTTTGTAGGAGATACGGGAGGTACAGGTGCAACTGGTCCGACTGGAAGTACAGGAGCCACTGGTCCAACAGGACCTACGGGAGCAACTGGTGCTACAGGGGCTGACAGTACAGTAACAGGACCAACCGGTCCGACTGGTGTAACAGGTGCAACGGGACCAACAGGCCCAACTGGAGCAGACTCAACGGTAACGGGACCAACAGGACCAACAGGTACTGCGGGAAGTACCGGGCCTACAGGCTCTACTGGTGCAACGGGAAGTACTGGAGCAACAGGAGCCACGGGGAGTACAGGGGTTACTGGACCTACAGGAGCGACCGGACCTACAGGAGCTGATTCTACAGTAATAGGACCTACTGGACCAACAGGGCCTACGGGTTCTACAGGTTCAACAGGGGAACAAGGTGTAACAGGACCTACAGGACTAACTGGTCCTACAGGTTCTACAGGCAGTACTGGTTCAACAGGCGCCACAGGCCCGACTGGTGCAGATAGTACAGTTTAGTGACCTACTGGGCCTACTGGTGCAACGGGACCTACAGGAGCAGATAGTGTGGTTGCTGGGCCGACAGGTAGTACTGGAGTTACAGGACCAACGGGACCAACAGGTGTAACTGGAAGTACTGGTCCTACAGGAGCAGACAGTTCTGTATCAGGACCAACAGGAGCTACAGGACCTACTGGTCCAACAGGACCACAAGGAATTGCAGGTGCTGGAGTAGACTGGAAAGGAACTTGGGATAGTGGAACTACTTATATAACAAATGATGGAGTTTCTTATAATGGAAGTTCTTATATATCAAATCAAGACGCTAATACGAGTCATTTACCTACTGACACAGGTTGGTGGGATTTGTGGGTAGAAAGGGGACCGACTGGACCAACAGGAGTTG